CGGTGGCGACCGTTCCACTAGATGAATTATCATTGAATGTTGCAGCACGAGCATTCAATCCTATGCCATTTGTTCCCCAATAGGATTGGCTGATTGTCGTCCCAGGATTAATGTCAACAAAAGAAGCATTCGAAGATGTCCCGATACTAACAGCTCCCTGCACAATCATCCCATTCGTCGGGGCTGCCGTAGCGCCAGCGTAACTTGTGCCGATAGCTACGCCACCATAAACATCCAGTTCAGACATAGGATTTGCCGTGCCAATACCTACCGCTCCGCCGAGATAAGCAGCAGCGTTTATGGTAGACGCTCCAGTTGGAGCCGATACATATAACCCGTAACCATTTGTGGCTGTTATAGCTGTAGCGGGAACATAAATTGCCGCTTCATTTGTGCAAGTTCCATTCGCCCCGCATGTTTTGGGGGTTACTTGAAGGGTTGCGCCAGTCGTAAGTGTGGAAGCTGCAGAGAAAGCATCAGCAGCGCCATATATCTGCCAATCTGTCTGCAATGCCTTTGCGCCAGACGTATTCGTCATAGTCTTTCCAGATACACCCAAAGACCCCACGACCACATTACCACCAGCAGTCAGATTATTAGAGAATGTTGGGGAAACAGTAAATTTAACTGTAGAAGCCGTTGCTGTACTTAATGGGGTCATAGTAATCGCGGCACCAGAAGTCGTTTCCGTAATAATCATGGCGTTCCCATGCAATACAGAAAAACCATTGCTAGATACATTCTCGCGAATAGCTACTGCGCCCGTGCTTGAGGTTGTTCCGATATTCACGCCACCTGTGCTTGTCTTTGCCAATGTGAGGACGCCGGATCCCTTGCCCTCAATATCAAGGCCTGTATTAGATCCACTATCTATTGCCTGCATAAGCACAGTGCCGCCTGTTGCTGCGCCAACAATATCTACCCCCGCAACCGCCGACGCTGTCGATGCGTCCACATTAAATACAGGGTTCGTTGCTCCTGCTGTGCCTATGGCAAGTGCATTAGCGGAAGTTGAGGTTCCCGTGATCGTGGATGAAAACGCGCCTGTCGTAAAAGACCCAGCCGCGCCAGTGATGTTGCCGGAGACGTTAATAGCCGTCTGATACCCAGGAGCCGCAGAACTACCTGTATTATTGCCCCAGACTGTATTTGCAGCGGCATTGGCAAGCGTCAGAGTAACCGCGCCCGTACTGGAAGAATTCGAAACAAGCACACCATCACCAGAAACAGAGCTAACCCCTGATGTAATCGCATGACATCCAAAACCTGTATTCGTTGTCCATTCCAAGGCACTTGTTGCAGCGCTGCACGACGGCATGGCCAGACCAACCAAGGTTGTGCTTGTAGCCGCTCCCAATACCGTGTTCTGCGTTTGTGCCGCAAGGGATGCTGTGAGTGTACCCGATGTTGTGACCGAGCTCGATGGGGTGGAAGATAATACGGTTCCGTCACCCGTGAAGGTGACGCTAGATACTGTGGCGTTCGATGTGTTGCAAGTCGCGCAAGTGATATTTCCTGTTGCCGAAGTAATAACTAGGGGACTTGAGGCCGTCACCACGGGGACACCGCTTGCGCTGCCTATTGTCCAGGTGGGAGTGTTGCTGTCGGATATGGTGATGCCGTTAACGGATGACGGAGTTATAGCACCAAGCGTGAATGTCAGTGCGGGGGTAGTGGTTGGGTTGGCTACTGTGCAAGATACGCCATTGGCTGTAGTGCATGAAACGGTTGTAACTGTGCCAGAGCCACCACCAGCCCCACTAGGGTTGTTAATGCCGCCTGCGATAACGTCTCGGCAGAGTAAAACAATCAATAATGGTAGCCATCTATACATCACGCACTCGCAGCTAAAGCGTTTCTCAAATCTGCGATACGCTTGGCTTTGGCGTCCAAATCCACTTCTCTTGCATTCTGGGCATCGTTCTGTGCTGCAAGAGCTTGCGTATCAGATTCAAGCTTAGCTTGGGCAACAGTCAAAGCGGCAATCTGCACATCCACAGACGCTTGCTGATCGGCAACATGCTGCATTTTGTTTTCATAATCAGCTTCTTTAGATGCTGCGTAATCATTCAGGGCTTGTTGAGCAGCGGCTTGTTGAGCTGTAAAAGCTTGCTGTTTAGCAATAAGATCAGCGGTATCTTGCGCCGCCTGTGCAATCGAAGCTTGTGCAGACAACGCTTCCGTCACTAAAGCATCATGTTTAGCCTGCATGTCAGTCGATATGGCATAAGCCTGCGCCGCTTGCGTTCCCAATTGCTGCAAAAGTTGCGGATTAGCCATAAAGCTCTGCAAAAGCGTTAACATCTCGATGAATTTCATCGTTGTTTGCAGCTTTGCCTGATCGAGTGTTTCAACGGGAGTCGGATTGGTAATGGCCATGATATATTCCTTATGATTATGGGTTTCCCCAGATAATTGTCACGGCCTGACTAGCCACGCTGGATATAGCCTTGATAGAGCCAGACCAAACTGTTCCGCCTGGCTGATCGCGTGTGTCAGTTCCCAAAGCAGCGAGTGTTATGCCGTTACCATTGATAACGGGGGTACTACCGTCGAAGGTATACGCAATAGTGGCGGTGGCGTGTGGATTGTGAATCTGCAAATAAGATGCGCTACCGGGCAATCCAGTAACGACCGCCGCGCTATTCGTCACCGTCGCATTAACTTGTTGAAGCATTTGATCCCCCGTTGTTACACGGCTGAATTTACCAAATAGTTTTTCAAGTTTAGAGAGTTAGATTTTGAACTATAAAGTGTCATTTAATACCATTCCGTCCAGTAGTTAAGTGTCGCAGCTCCGGCAGGAACAACCTCATAGTAATTATTGTTGAGAACAGCAAAAGACATAGAAGCTTGAGTGGTATTCGACACGCCCACACTAGTGACGACTGTTGTAGGTGTGGCGGAGCTATCAGTTTTGACCGCCATATTCTGATTAGCATTAGCAGTGACCGAAACCGTCACAAACATCGTCTTGCCAGTTGTATTTTGATATACGGTAGTTAGGGCGCGAGCAGGCGCATTTTGTGATTTGTAGCCGTTATTAACAAGCGTGGTGGCGTTGCCAACACTTGTTACGTCTCCCGTGAGATTGGCGTTAGTAGTGACATTCCCAGCCGTCAGCCCTGAGGCTGTTCCTGTGCAGTTAGTCAACACGCCAGATACGGGAGTTCCAAGGGCAGCATTAGTACCAAGAAGTCCAGCCTGTTGGCTCAAAAGTTGGAATTGGGTTCCGTCATAACAAGCCGAAACAACATCCCCCGACTGAATCTCCCCGCCCACAAGCGCGATAACGCCAGCCGCGCCGCGTTTGTATAGGTTTTTTGCTCCCAATGAGTTCACATTCAGCGTTGCCGCGCCTGTGTTGGCGAAGTTTGCCTTGAATGTGTAGACCTCGCCGCTTACATAAGCGGTTGGGTAACTCACATTTGATGGCGTATAGACATAGGCATTTGCGCTGCCGGTCGCTGTGACTGTGCCGTTTATTCTGTCCCAGAAGCGTTTGATCGCGCCCATTGTAGAGCGTCCGATAGGTTCTACCTGATTGGGGTAAGTGCCTGAAGGCCAACCATCCGGGCTTGCGCTAGTGTTTGAAGCGTCTGTCTCGCTCCATTGTCCGGTGCTGGAATTATTGAGTTCTGCCATGATCTATTGTCCTTGTGTCTGTGGCGATATTGAAAATGGTATTGCTGCCCCGCGAACCCCTCTGCCAAATCCTGCTCCATATGGGTTTGACCAATCGAGCGGCGTAATTGGGGTATTCATCGTCCTATTGAAAATTGCTCCGAATGGGGTTGCGGCATAGGCGGCAAATTGTCCGGCCTCTGCTGGCATCTTATGCTGTCCCATAGTGTATTTATCGGAGTTCCTTTGCGCTTGTTTTAGTAATTGCGCTCCCTGAGCAAGCTGAGGAAGAGTATTGGGATCGTTGTATATGGTATCTGGATAAATCTTACTGACACCGGACAACAAAGCTTGTGGTGCTGCGTTGCCAGTACCAAGACCTTGCTTTGTTGCAGATTCAAGAGCCAGCATTGCCCTATATTGGGAATTTAATTGTTGGAATGGTGCCCATTGATCTGGAGGTAGGGAGTTCTGCATTGCATTGGAAGAGGCTTCACGAATAGATTTATAACCACTCGCCAATTCAGGATCATCGGTATTTCTTAATGCCTCTCCGGCGTCTTTAAATACATTGTGCCACGCCGTTCCATCCATTGATAAATCGCCATTCATTCTTGGCATAACCTTATTATCGACGAACCAATTCAAGCGCCTAGCATTATCGGCAGACATGCCGCCCCAATCATTTTGAGCAGTTCCTATTTCAGACAACATCGACGAGCCAGCTTGGGGAGTGACATTATTATTTTTGGCAAAATCCTGATATCCTTGTCCCAATCTATCAGCAGTTGCCCCCATTACAGGAGGACTAAGAACACCTCCTCTGGCTCCCATAGATTTTACTGCTGCTGCATTTAGCGCGGTCTGTTGTTCTGCTCCTCGACCTACTTTTCCTGAAAGTGGAGTGCTATTAAGAAATTGGAGAATGCCAGCCAACGGCCCCTGAGTAGCAACATCTGTAGGATATACAGGAACACCTTGATCCATATTTATCTTTGCAAGTCTGCCAGCCTCAGAGTTTTTGATGTCGTTCATCATGAACGGTTTGGGGCTTAATGCTCCTTGGGACGCCATTCCGGCAACAGTCGCGCCTATATCAGATGGCGAAATCCCAATATCTCTACCATCAACATTGATATTCTGCTGACCATATGGCTGAGAATAAATACCCCCTGCTGCCATACCGCCGACGACTCCTGCTGGCCCGAACACGGCGTTACGCGCACCAGAAGAAAGAATTTGCTCTCCGGTATTTTGCGGTGTTGGCAGGACTTTATCTAATTGTGATTGAACCGCTTGATTAATGCTGGGGGGATAATCAATCGGCTCAGCCCAAGAAGGGCGCAGCGTGTTATATGCCCAAGTAGGAACACGAGCTGTAGTATCAACGATGCCAGCGGCAGCATTAACAGGGCTGCGTAAAAGATCGCCGCCCAGCATAGCAAGAGTATGAGAATTGCTTGGATCATTTGGTGCCTGCGCTACATATCCCTCTGGAAGTTGAGTAGGATCAACTTGTGGGGATTGTACCACATATCCATCCGGCAAGTCATCTATTGCCATTTTCCACCCCTAAAGGTTAACGTATGGTTAGTGGATGGATTAACGGCGGTCTGTCCCTCATGATATTTTGCTGGCATACCAGCAAATTGAGGCATATTTTTCTTAGCTTGGGCTATATAATCATCAATATCATGGGCAGTCGAGAAGCGTGCCTGAAAATCTTGAGCAAGCATACTATCGCCATTATTTAGACTATTCCCCAAACCGCCCTTAGCTTGCCATGATTTCAACATATCTTGATTGTAGTTTCCCAGCCCCTCACCTATCGCCAAAATATCATGAATAGCTTGCGGTTGCTGTCTTGGGTCTGCCATTTTCTCGGCGGCCCCCTGCACTTCGGCCCTCATCAGTTTTCCACCACCGGGGCCGCTATTTGTCATTTTTAGCTGGTTAATAACCTCCATCATCTGATCCGAGCTAAAACGCTGGATTTGAGCTAAATCATTAGTCAGTTTACCATTTGTAATTAGACCCGCCGCAACAGCTTTCTGGGCAAGTTCAGGGTCTTGTGCAATTAGGGTGCCCATTTGACCATTTTGAGCTGCATTCGCCATATCATGCAAACGAGCAAGCATTTGAGCGGTCTGTTGGCCTGTGGCACTTAATTCTGTATTTTGCTCAATGGCCGTATCCCTTAATTTATTATGATCGGCTACCCCACTCGTTGTATTTGGGGTTGTAAAATGCGGCTGTCCGAACGGACTCGGCGGCGCATTATCAGAAACACCAGGTAAAATTGGTTTGCCATCCATTGGGACAAATTCTGTCTTTGGCGGCTGCACAGGAGCGGGCTGTTGAGGTTGGGGCGGCATAAATGCAGCCGTCCTAGGAATAGCCGCCTGCGCAGCCTGAGTAGCTGCCGTAGCCATTGCGGGAGTAGTTGATGCAGGAATAGTTGGTTGGCTAGGGAAAGCCGTCGCTGGCGGGGGAGATGGCGTCGTCGCCACTCCAGCGCCTTGCGGAGCGGGAGAGCCAAAAGCACCGCCGCCAAGTTGATATGTTCCATCAGGCATTTGTTTGGGATCACTACCCTCTTGTGCAGCCTTAACGGCACCCGCCAATTGGGGGTTATGCTCATAAAGACTTAAATATGCCGTAGATATTTGTTTCTGATCTTTTGAAGCGTAGGCAGCCATAAGCGCCCTTGCGCCCAACTGGTCAGCCATCGTTAAAGCCCCACCAGTACCAGAACCTGGAACTGCCCCATTTCCAGCCCCTATCCCGCCCATAGAGCCCGGAACGGAAGTCCCATCACCATACATGCTTTTAAGCAAAGCAAGCTGTCCAGGCTGCATGGCTTGAGATTGCTCAAGCCCCATCTGCGCCTGTTGCTGCTGGATCGGATTCATCACCTGCGCTTGCTGATTAGTCAATTGATTAGCTTGGTATTGCTGCGCTCCTTTCGCACCCTCTACAGCACCGCCCATACCTGCCGCAGCTAGAGTTGTCAGCGCATTGCCAAGACTGCCACCGGAAATGCCGCGCCCAGCAGGATCATAGCGAGGTTGTGAGCCAGCGGCGAGGACGCTGGATAACGCACCCCATGCAGCCATTGAATTTGGGTCGGCAAAATCTGGAAGATAATCGCTTAATGGCATATCAAGCTCCCACTAGGTCGTAATCGACCGTTTTAAATCCGAACAAATTCCCGATAGCTTCTGGCATGAAGTTTTCCACTTCATCGGCCATATAACCGACATGCTCGTTAGTTGCGTCCCAAATATACTTGAATGAATAACGCGCCAAGCCTTTTGCGTTAGTTCCGATGCGCTTAATGTCTTTCTTAAGACGACGATCTGAGAACAACACGCTAAACAAGTTCTGCGCCGGAGCAGTATTTGTCTGCGTTGCGGCTTGGCCGTATTGTCCATTGACCGTATTCGCATACTGATTGAGTTGCTGATACGGCAACTGTTGCTGGTAATTGAACATGCTAACTTGGTTCTGCAACTGGTTCTGGGCTTGTGTTTGCGCGGCTTGACCAGCAGTAAGAGCTGCGTTTTGTCCGGCAAGTGTCCCAGATTGAAGCCCAGGAGCCTGACCAGCCGCATTATTCTGGTTTGCAAGGTTCTGGTTATACTGGTTGAACATCAACCCGCCAACTGCGCTATTAGCCCCCTGAGAAACCGCGTAAGCAGCCGCAGGACTGTTCATTGCGTTACCTTGCGCGAATTGGCTTTCTAGTCCAGGAACCGTTGATGCAAGCGTATTTTGCACCATCTGGGACATATAGGGATTACTTGTGGGGTTTGCATTCAATTCATTCGTCATCGCGCCATTAGCGGCATTCATGGAAGAAGTGCCGTTCAATCCGGTATTGCCAATATCACTGATCGCGCTGTTTTCCGTGGCGTTCATAGGAGCAACAGTAGATTGACCGGAAATGTCTTGACCGTTTAATGTCGTGCCAGCCGCCCCATAGTATTGTGGCGTGTAATTCTGATATTGATTTTGAGCTGCACTAAATACATTCGATAGATATGGTTGCTGCCCAGCCCAAGGCGAGGAATTTTGAGTTGTGGTGCTACCGCCAGACCCCGCACCACCGCCAAAGCCAAGCCGTTTGCGGTTATGCTGCATCCTTCTAGCTATGGATTTTTCAAATTTCAGCATGATAGCTCCACGTTATACCACATGTTTCCACGTTCTGCCGCCCCTGATGCAAGATATAGCACTTGCGGAAACCGCATATTTTCTTCCTACCTCTGGATTTGATGCGGTTTCTTTTCTTATTTCTTTCACTAGAGATTCATTCAATTTTACATTTCCTGCGCCACAACCTTTTGCAGTTCTTTGCTTTTTATCTCTATCTTTCAGATTATCTTGCATGGTTCCAAGCCATAAATGTTTTGGATTTACACAAGATGGGTTGTCGCATTTATGACAAACAAAAAGATTTGACGTTATCTCTCCATTGAACAAAATATAGGATAATCTGTGCGCCCTTATTGTCCTCCCTTTTGTGTTAGAATAACCGTATCCTGCCCTATCCTTGCATGCACACCACACCCAACAATCAGTTGTTGGGTCAATTGCTATATTGGAAAGTATTCTATCTTTATCATTGCGATACATGATCTAACTCCTTATTCATTATAATATGCGATTTTTCATATCCATAAGGCTTTAAAAGCCTCTCCCAACCCGGACGACACTCAGCTTGAAATGATTTACAGCCCTTGGAAACCGCCCAAGCTTCTATATCTTTTATCAACGGCATCCATTCGCTTAGATTTTCTCCCGTAGCGCATAGAAACCGACACATTTTAACCCTTGGATAATCGACAATTTCAGTTATCGCTATGCCGTTTATCTTTTCTCCCTCAACCGCGCCCCAAAGCTGAAACTTTCCGTCAATTATCAGCTTTAGAATATCTTTTCCTTCATATTTCCCCACGCTGTATTCAGCCGCCGACTCGATCATGGGATAAACAATTCCTATGATTGCTGGGAGCAGATGCGGAGGAATGGCGAACAAAGAACTCATAACATCTCTAACAAACTAGATAACCATTCCGGCATACTTGATGATCCCGCAGTTCCAGCAGCCGCATTACCCCCAGCAGCAGACCCCCCAACACCTAGCCCAGTTGAACCACCGCCCATTCCCAAAGCGCCTGCCGCATAATCGCCGCCGCTTGCTCCAGTTAATCCCGTTGCGCCTGTTGAGCCAAACATGCCGCCTGCGCCAGTTGCTCCATTCGCACCCATTCCGCTTGCGCCACCGCCACCAAATAGACCGCCGCCAGATGCACCAGCCCCCATGCCATTTGCTGCACCACTGCCGTATCCGAAGTAACCCGCAGACGGGGGCATTGCACCTTGAGAACCGTACATCAGACCCGAAGGGGAGCTTGTCGTCGGCCCCATAGCCGCTGTGTTGTTCATCATGCCCGATTGAGGCGATGCGCCCGTAAATGTCGCGCCCGGAGCCGCAGCACCACCCGGAGCATTTGACCCCATCATGCCGTTTAGGGCGTTATAGCCTTGATTGCCCCATTGATATAACTGCCCAATGTTCTTACCAGAGTTAACCGCCTGTTGAACGGCACCGCCTGGTTGCTGTTGTTGCTGTTGTGGTTGCGGCATAGGCATTTGTTGAGGGCCACTACGCTGTCCACCCTGAGCGATATTCAACTGAGGTGCGTTGTTCTGCATTTGGGGCATTCCGCCACCCTGCTGCTGCATCATCTGCATAAACAACGGGAGCATTGATTGGTTCATTGGCATCGCCATAACATCACCCTATGATTAAAAAACGTATTTTCTGATCGGTAGCCGCATTACTCGCATGGTGAACTGTCGCACTCGCATTCGTAGTGCCTACCGGAGGCAAAACCGTATCAACGTAAATCCCCGCAGCTATCGCTGTTGCCCCGTTAGCCGTCATTGCCATTGCTGGGCTAATCGCGCTATCAATGCTCAAACGTGGATCGCTGATAACCGTGGTTGTCGCATTGGCATTAAGCGTCACATCAAATGTCACGTTGATCTTGCCCTTTTTAGTAAAATTCAGCGCACGAGCAATTTGACGGCGATGTTCTTTTTCATCAGCTAGAAATTCCGGTACTGCCTGTGAGCCTAAAGTTGCCATAATTCGGCCCTCACTTTGTCGATCACATCGCCCCAATGATAAGCGTCTGCCTGACGGAATATCTTCAGAGAGTCATACCAAACGCTATCTTCTCGGTCTAAAAGCCAACGCCAACAGCTAGAGTACTTGTTCAGCAAATATGTTGGCTTGCCCATAGCCGCAGCCATGTGAAGAACGGATGTATCGACGCTGATGACTAAATCGAGATGATGGATTATTGCCGCCGTATCAGACCATGATTGGCAATCTTTCATCGCGTCAATCATACGGCTATCGTCAATTTCTTGAGCGGCAAGTCCGGTTTGCAGGGAATAGAATGTGCAGTCGATCACATCTAGTAGGGGGCGAACAACGGGAAAACTGACGGAGCGCATTGCGTCCATCGCCACCAGATTCTTGTCATTCACACGCTTTCCGCCAGCCCAGCAGAGGCCAATCTTGCGGCCCTTGGCTTCGCCGACCCATTTCCATTTCTCGATATATTCAGGTTCGGCATTGAGATAGCCTTCACTGTACGGAACGGTATCGATAGACGTTCCCAGCGCATAAGGCATTGAGCCTAGCGGGATACGATAATCAACCTCCGGCAATCCTGAAACGCCTGGATAATCGGTTGCCATTGGCACGACTTCCGCATTCGGGAAATTATGCTTGAACAGGCTAACCATTGATTTATCAACCTCAAACAATGGAGATTCCATGTCTTTTACAAAGCGGCAATACTGTAAAGCATCACCGAAACCCTGCTCGTGATAGATATGAACTCGGCCTTTATCGCCAAGCTTCCATTGCGGTTTATCAAAACGCTTTTCAGCGAGTTCATTTCCATATTCCTGCCGCATAAAGACAAATCGAACTTCATGATCGGCAAAGCCTTGTTCGTATTCGCCAAGGATAAGATGAGCTAAAGCCTTAGACCATTGCGAAGCGTGACCGCTAATTTGGCTGTCCATGCCCTTGATGATATGCGGCATAGCCTTGCGGTATTCTAACTTTTCAGTCAGACAAACCGAATAACCATAATTTGCGTCAGCGTGATCCGGTGACAGTTGAATAGCCTTATGATACCATTCCTCTGCTTCATCTTTCATGTTGGCAATGTAGAAACAGTTGGCGAGTTGGTAATATGCGTCTGGGTCTTTCGGGGCATTTTCCCCTGCTGCGCGGTAACATTCCGCCGCTTTTTCGACTTCACCATTCAATAGCCATGCTTGGGCTAGACTATGTTTGGATATGTGGGAGAGTGGATCAAGACCGTCGGCTTTTAAGGCTGTTTCCAAAGCTCTGGACTTCGCCCCTAAATGGCAACATGTTTGAGATAAAAACGCCCAAAACATCCCCTTTGACGGGTCAAGCTTTGTTGCCTCATCCAACATGTCATGAGCAGTTCCATAGCGACCACGCCAAATTTCCACCATTCCAAGCTGATTAAGCACCTCTGCGCGCAAAAGCCTATGATCTGCGCCAGCTAAGGGATTAAGTAAGTCCAACGCCCGAAGTAATGAGGAAATGGAATCTACGGTCTGATCAAGAAGCGCAAATTTCCTGCCGTCGCGGAATAGCTTCGCAGCTAATAAAAGCGCATCATCAAATTTAGGCTTAGTTTCCATTATTAAACCCCGTTAGGTCTTGCATCAATCTCAATCCCTTGAAAATGCGTCCAAGAAGAAGCTGCCGGAATAGTGACTTTGGCCTTTATGTATCTGCCATTTGCCGTCAGTGGGCATGTGCCAAGAGAATTTATGCTAACTGCGCTTCCGTAAGATGATGAATCAATCAGCCTGTTACGTGCCGCTACGCTTACAGACGGAACGCCGCCATCAATCAGTGGTCTTGTATTGTTTACGAATGAAATTTTGCTGTCAAACGGTGCGGCTTCGGACGTTTCGATTGTCGCTGCGAGATTTGTTCCGTTAAAATATGAAAGATTATGGCTGCTGTCGAAACCAGCAAGAATGACGTTGCCGCCTGTCCATGCGCGGCTGTCGACTGAGAGCGTGAGAGTGTCTAAAGGCCCTGGCATCGTATCCAGCGTATATCCAAAAGTAATCGCCCTGAATATCGTTTCTGCCGTTACGGAGGCAAAAGACCATTTTTGGAGTTGCCAATTATAAATCAGCAATGAATCTGGAATGCCATTGCTTGCCGAAGTGCTTGGGTATATCCAGTAAACGATCTTGTTGAGCGGATCGGCAGCCCCTATAACCCTATCTAGATAATTTTGGTCAAATGAGGCGAAAAAGGTTTTATCGACCTTGTTAACCCCAATTGGCTGCGAGCTTGTGCCATCAAATACATAGAACCCATCTTCACCTAGGTAATAAACCAATGGGCCAAGATGGATTAGAGAATTAGGACAGTGTGTGCCTCTTACACCTTCCGCAGGGAACCAATCAAATATAACGGGAGGGCCAGCATAAACACCGCGCCAGACCTCACGCTCAAGGAAAACCGCCACATCCGCAGTCCCAAGATTACCAACAATCCCAGTAATCCAACCGCCATTACCCAGAAGGTCATTATAAGAAGATTGGTAAGTAGCCGCATTTGCAGTTCCAGGTATCGGCCAATTTGTCGGGTCATTCAATGCGCTCCACCAGACGCGCTGGGGTTGGTTGCCATAAGTAGGGTCGAATGTATTGCCGCAGATAAGGAAATTCTTAGCCACATCGGCATAACGAGCTTGAGGGGCTATTGTTTGAATGGTTGGTGTTATAGAACCGCCGCTACCGCCAGCAGCCCCCGCAGGAATTCCTATAGTGGCTGTTTGCGGATAGAGTTTGCCGACATTGGTAATGGCATAGCTCGTGAGAACCCCGCCACTTACTGTGACAGTCCCAGCAAATGAGGAACCACCACCTGCTCCAGTAACCGAAAGCGCAAATGTGCCGTTTGAATACCCAGAGCCGCCGACAAGCGTTAATGACGTAATGTTTCCATTTGCTAAATCTGCGAACTTAGTACTGCTTCCCAATATGAAAGACTGCATAGGGTCGGTGAAATCTGTCGCCACTACCCGTTGCCCGAACAATAAGAATTTCCAAAAACCATCCGTCGAGCATGTGTAGGGGCTGCTGGATTTGCTTATGGTCGATGGTGAAGTGCTAGCCGAGGTATAATCGTACAAATCAGCCGCATCCCCACAAAAGACATAATTGTTTCCCCCACTATCTGAACATGAGAAAGCACCCTGACATCGCTTCGTTATGTTAGTTCCAAATGTTGCAAGAGCCGCAAAAGGCCCGTAACTCGTGGGCGTTCTCGGAATGCAATTGAGAATGTTTGAACTGCCTGGATTATTAAATTCAGGCATATCTGGGCTATACTCAGCGGCCACCAATGGTTGGGTGAGCCACGCCATCAGAAGTACGTAGCGCGTACCTTAGGTACGGCTTGCCTCTTGAATGTTTCGCCTTGGATGGCAGAAAGATAGCCCACAGTGTGAGGATCAGATGGATCACCGTAGATTTGTACTTTCATCGCAGCAGCTTGTTCGTCGTCCTTAAGGACATTGAGATATAAATCAAGTTTGGCCTCACATCTGATTAAGGCCTCTGCATCCTGCGTCCATGCGTTACTGTCGCCAGAAGACGCCAACGCGGTTAAACGCTTTGTGCCGCTGATCGTGATGGGATAAACACCATCAGGAATAGGATAGAAACGCAATGTCTCGGCATAATAGGAATAATCGCTTATTCCAGTAGGGGGGGCTTGTACGCTTGGATTTACCGCATAATCCTCTATATACTGCCAAGTGCGCGGTTCGAGCGTGTATCGGTTATTGCTCACAAGTGCGTGGATTTTGTCGATATGAACGATTGTGCCGATCAAGGCATAATCAGCCGCGCTATAGAACTCCTTCCCTGCCGTTGTGGAAAAGCCATTCGTGTCATTCAATTCATTGAAATAAAAACGGGTGCGTTCCCATTTTGCTATGGCGGTCTGAATAGCGTTCTGAATTTGGGTGGTTAGATCACTCCTCCCACCCAATTCATAAGCTATCGTCGTTTGCATAGCTCCATATGTGGTGGAGACAGACATTCCGCCACCTATTGAACACTATTCTTGGTTATAAGATTTCATGCCCTTTGCTTTGAAATCTGACTTGCCAGAACCACTATCAACGCCTTCGGATTCTTTGTTGAGTTTGGTTTTCATAGCGGCCTTTCCGGGCCCCATTCCAATCGTCAACTCGCCAGCACCCGCAACCTTGCCGCCATGATGCGCCATGTTGCTTGCTGCCAGCGTACCGCTAAAATGACCTTTTGCCATGTAATCGCTCCTTATGGGTCAATCGTGAAGCCGACCAGCAAACGAATGTTGCCAGCCAATGCCGTAGCCGCAGAAGTCACAACCTTGACCTGAATCAGATAAGTCTGCAACGAAGGCGTCGTATAAGTGGCAAACGTAGGCGTTGCGAATGGCTGGTACCCCAAAGCATTCGTCTTGGTTGCGCCAACACGGCCACCTGCGCTGCTTTGACCAATCGTTGAGGTAGCGATGTAACGGGTCGAAGAACCGCTATCACCGACACTCATCGAAAGGGTTGTGCCAGCATCAACGCCGTCACAGCCAAGATCGACACCCAAGATGGTCGGGCCACCCGTTGAGCTTCCGTCACCGCTCGTCAGAGAGGCATCGGACGACAGTTTGACCATGTTATAAACATCCGTGGTGCCGAGAGCCGCCGAAGCCGCCGCCGTCGCCAAGATGGATTGGTTATAACCAAGAGGAAGCAACTTGATGATACCAGACGAGATTTTATCTGAACTGATTGTAGCCATTTGTTCCCCCTATTAGTGAGCAGCAGCGTAAGACGATGTAACCACAGTCGCAAAATCGGCGCTGTTGAATACAGTCTTTTTCAGGGCGAAGATCAAACCAGCGGAAACGCCGAGTTGATTTTCGTAATCAAAGAGTTCTTCAACCCAAGTGTACTTTTCAGCCCCGTTATCACGGCCATAAGCCATCATACAAGCCTGCGCCCCGGCGATCACTCCACGGCGAACTGTGCTGATAGCAACCGTAGGCGTGGCGACTGCCGCACCCGTGGTAACACGGAAATCTTCGTGAAGAATGACGCCGTTGTAGATACCAAGTGCGCCGTCCATGATGGGGTTGTCTTCAATTTCCCCACCCGTCAGGCAAGCCTTCTCAATATCAAACCACTGGCCAGTTGCCGTGTTGGTACGCATATCCGTAACTTGGTATGGATGCAGGAAGCCAACATAGTAATCCTTGCCGTCGATCTTGGTCGGACGGATTGCTGGAGTAAGAGTACGAGCCGCTTCACGCGCACGGTCAAGAACCGTGATCGAGAATGTGTTGGTCGAAACCAACGAGCCGTCATCCGTACCGCCAGTAACGTCCTTACGATGGGCCGCGTCAGGAGCAATAGGAGCCATCAGGCCAGTATTTTGCGTACCGCTATTGGCAACATAGTTTGCTTCAGCAGAATTACCGCAAATCTGGTTGAAGAACGATTTGTCGATCTTGTCGCTCCACCAATCCTTAAGTCCCGAAAGGGCTTCGTCACGGACATTGAACGGAACGCGCTGTTGCGACATGCGCCCAGCCGAACGAACCGCATGACGAAGCTGGTTGATAACAACCGCGTCGGCATAGGTCGTGAGGCTTTCTTCGTTACCAGCCAGAGTGCCATCACCGATGATGCCAAGACCGGACAACTGCATGCGAAGGCCATAAGTGACTTTATCACCAGCGCCCTTCTTGAGTTCGTCCTTGATCTGAATGATGTTGGACGATTCCTCGCCCATGAATTTATAAGCCCAAGTCTGTTTCAAGACTTCAACTGCTAGAGCTTTGCTCCAGGTTTTAACTGCGAGGGGATCGTTGGTTCCGTATGAAACTACTGCCATGATTGGCTCCTGTGAATGGTTAAATGGTTTGCTTTTCTAATCTCGTAACGCTGAGATTAAGCGAACCGTTCCATTACGCAGGAGCGTGGGCGATACATCGAGAAGCTGCCCCGATGAAACATTCTAAGATGACGGACTTAGAGCCGATGTTTGTAGGTTAGTGGTATTTTTTTTAAATTCAAAAAGCTATTTGGTTGTCCACGTCTTTACTTTACCAGTCCGTTGCTTGGCGGTATGTCCCATTTTATTTTCAGACTTCGCAACTACCTTTTCCTTGGGCGATGTGGAAACCTTACTCTTAGGAGCCATTTTACATGTTTTAGCCATTTCATCCTCACGCTGGATTCTGGGTAATGGGAGTGATCGGCACCAACAACTCATTAGCCGAATAAATCAAATCCTTAACCGGCATCTTTCTATTACCGGAGGCTTTTACTTCCCCGCCACCGATAACCTTTCCATGAATGTTGCACACATTCTTGTGTAAGGTCAGAAACCAATGCGTATCTGTGATATCAATCTTAACACCACGTTTTTCATAAGGTTGCATAGCCTCAAGAATCTGTTCTTCCGTCAGGAAGTTTGTATCAGGCACAACCACAGGCGTCGGAGATTCATTGACTTGTAGAACCGCTACTTTTCTAGGTCTTGCCATGTTAGTTCCCCATTAATGCGGCACGTTCGCCGCGTGAAAGTTTGTTGTAAAGCACTGCAAATTGCTCATCCGACATATTCGCCAGCGTCTTGCTGTCCATCTTAGCACCAGATGATATTTGTGCGCCAAGAGCTTGTCCAATCGATTTAGACGCTGCTTGACCAGCCGCCACACGTTCGATCTGTGCTGCCGGGGTTTCCGCAGGCTTCGGAGCCACTACCGCATAACCACGCGCTTTGGCAATCGCATAAACAATCTGCGCTGGGTTGTTGCCGTTCTGGATAGCCTGTTGAGCCAATGCCAGTGTTTCCTGCTGAATGACTTGCTGGACTTGATGGGGCTGATACATCCCGCTTGCCATCAGCTCATCATGGCGCGACTTGAGCAGGAATTGCGATGCCGCACCATAATCAGGCGTTGATGCCACAAATTCGCTTTCAAGCTGCTGGGCGCGGTTCATGACCTGTTGGTTTTGCAAATCTCCGGCCTGTTTCGCCTCATTGCGCTTCTTATAGTCCATCAATTCTTGCAATTGCTGCTGGTTCATCTTCAGCGTACCCATTGCATCCTTTTCAGGATCGGGGATAACCACCTCAGCAGGCTTTGCAGCATCGGGTTGACGCGTCAATACTTCAGTTAACAAACGCAGCCGTTCATCAGTCTTGCGTTGGTTTTCCGCATTAAGACGCTTTTCTTCTTTCAGAGCTTCGCGGGTTTCTTGCAATGCCGCCAAGGGAACGGTCTTTGGTTCTGGGGTTTCTTTAACTTCAGCTTCCGGTACAGCTTCAACAACTACAGGTGCTTCCTCAACTACCGGCGCGGCTTCCACTTCCACAATCGGTGTTTCATTTCTCATCGCATCCAATGCGCTGGAGGTTTCAGAGTCAAGCTTTAGTTCATTACGCGCCATTTGTAGCTCCCTGTTGTTGTAGTTGCTTTTCGGCTAGTTGAGTTTGTTTAACCTTGGTTGCCGCATCAATAACGGTCGATACGTGGTCGAGCGCCCCTTGATGCTGGGCTTGTCTTTCAGCCAGTTGCGTCTGCTTTATTTTAGTAGCGGCATCGACGATGGTTGATAGATGATCGAGAGTGCCTTGATGCTGAATCTGATCGGCCTTTGCGATGTCGAGAATGGAAGCTGATTTGTTCTTCATAGTCTCTGACTGTATTTTTTGGCTATCGAGCTGCGTTTGCTGAAGCTGCGCTTGAACCTTTGCCATATCGACTTGCGCTCTTTGTTGCGCGTCTTGGGATTCCATTTGCTGAACTTGTAAAGCCATTTGCGCGGCCTGAACTTTAGGATCAGGCTGTTTGGGCTGTGCGGCTTCTTTCTGCAATGCAGTCGTAATGTCGGCCACCAAACTATCTGGTAATGGGCTGTATTTGAGTACCGAAATCCATACATCCAACGGAATAGGCATCTTGGAAAGCATCGGCATAAGACCGCCGATAGCCGCCCAAGCCTGCTCCTTCAGATTGACGCTGTTAGGCGTATCATCGACGATAACGTCATATTTAACAGTGTCAGATTGACGAACCAAAGGCACATATTTAGCCGATTGTGGCCCCGCAATCTTTACCAGCCTACCGTCAGACAAATAATCCGTGATGTAATAAAGCAATAGCTTGCCTTGTTCCTTGCAATAACGCCGTTTGCTGTCAAACATCCCAGCAAGAATAGTCATCGCAGCCTGTTTGCGCTGATGTTCAAGGATTCCAGGTTGATCACGGTCGGCTTGTCCAATCATTTCTAAGTTTATGCCCGAAGCATCCCGAATAGACTGAATGGCGAACTGCATCATATTCTCTAAACCAGTAGGCCACGGCGTTTGCGGCTTAGGTATGATCTTTTGTCCGCTAATTGCCCCGTTTTTTACCAATGTGACGGCGGCGGGATCAGCCCATTGGTCAATAGCCTCTTGAGGATTTGAGAACGCGCCTTCTTCAGCAATAATGCCGCCCTTGGCATTCGTATTGACGATATTCATGACCTGAGAAAGCCACTTATTCGCCCACTTCTGAGGGTCGATCATGGCGCGGACTAATCCGTAGAAAATACCCTTGTTGCGGTCACGCTTGCCGGTCATAGCCTTAAGCGTAAAGCCACCCTCTTTCGGGCCGTCCTTCTTTTCCAATACTTTATTGCCAATCCACGCCTTGTAATACTTCTTGCGCTTTTGCTTGACCGATGGAAACGGGGGGAAATCAGCAAGCCCCATACCTTCCGTCATCATGTGAAGGCGTTCTTGAAGCTTGGAATGTTCCTGCATCGTTAGAACTTGCTCGGCCTTTGTCATCGGATCGATAATCCGCATGACATCCTCATGCTCCCACCATTGAACTTCGACAATCCGGCAAAGGACGCGATTTTTGTCGATTAAATCAGTCTGATCTTCCGTGTAATAAACCGCCTGAATAGCATCATGAGGTGAACTCGCATCCGCACCCGTATCCATTGCCCATGAAGCGTGTAGATCGCTTTCATCGGCATCAGGGAACATCTCATGACAAACCGACATCGGCAAATCACGAATGCGGGTAATGCGACGACCATCGGCAAAGTTCTTCTTCTTAGCCGCGCAATCGGGAACCATCTCCATTGGATCAACACGCTCAATCATGAGCTTGCCGTCTGGATCTTCATCGTAATCTAGGCGGGTTTCAGTATAGCCTATGCCGCAAATGATCTGGTCACGGAAAGCATCGGACTCCTCATCCTCTGCATTACACTCATCCCGACACCACTTTGCAGCCCCCGTGAGCATCTCATCAACGCCAGCATCACCAACATGGCGGGGAAAGTATCTAACCTCTTGGCGGTTGTTTATTTCAAGACCTGTTACGCTATCTACAACAGGATCAACGCGGTTGAATGTGATGATCGGACGATTTTGTAGCTTGAGCATCGAACGATCTTCTTCTGACCATTGACATCCAGCCACAAAATCAAAATCCTCCCGCGCTTCTTGACGCCATTCTTTCCAATGATTCTGATCTCGCCGAACGCCTTCTTTCAGGCGTTCAAACTCGGTCAAATCGCCGTCAATATCTGGCGTTTCGGGCATTCAAATCCTTACGAGATACGATCAAATTCCATTGATGCGCCAACCAATGTGATGCTGTTAGAAGCATTGGATGCACTCTGCGCCATCTGAAGCTGAATAGTGCCTCCAGTGCCAACAACCATTGTGCCTTCGATGATGGTCATGATAACCACAGCAGCCTGGCTGAAGAGATCGGCCACGTCGGTGGTTGTGGTCGTGTGCTGAACAGCAACAGCAGATGCGGTATAGCCAATACCGGTTGCTTCGAGCGTGGAAACAGCAGTTGTGACATAATGGAAGGCGTACTTGATGCCGCCTGATCCGCTTGCCACGGTGCTTGGCAATACGCAACGGAATCGATAGGTGCCAGCTACAACAGTCTGGAGAAGGCCGGTAACGCTGGCATATGTCGTGTTGGCATTGGCCGTTTGTGCAGACGTACAGCGGGAAATATCATTTCCATAGATCGCCCCGTTGATAGCTGGAGCCGTCAAGGTTTTGTTGGTAAGGGTATCGGTCGAAGCGCGACCCACGAGTGTGTCAGTTGCAGCCGGAGATGTGAAAGTCTGGGCAGAACCGGCAAGCGTTAAAGTGCTCGTACCCGCAGTAATCGTATTGCCATTCAAGGTGGTGACAACAACAGCCGCAGCCGTGAATCCCGCACCCGCAATCGTCCCCGTGATATTAGGGGCGACCATCGTCTGAACACCCGTAAAGGTGTTTGCCGCGTCAGTCCTCGCTAGCGTGGCGGTCGTGGTAGGCAATGTATAAGTTTGCCCTGCCGTCGCCGTAATCGTGGCACCAGCCGCCGCCGTAATAGCAACACCATTGATGGAAGTAGCCGTTGCAGCACCTAGAACGGGGGCGGTTAAAGTCTTATTCGTCAACGTGTCTGTGGTCGCTTTGCCCACCAGCGTATCAGTCGCAGCCGGAAGCGTCAGAGTACCAGAGGCAACCGCACTAGCCACAAGTGTGGTTGTGCCGGATGTGGAACCAGTTAAACCCAAGCCAGCACTCGGAACTGCATCTTCATTGACTGTTGCTAGAAGCGTTGTTGTATCTGGGGGTGCGCCTAAATTGGCCATGTTTGAATCTCCGGTTATGAGGCGCTCATTGACTGAACGCATTGATCGCAAATATCCGCCACAACAGCGGGGTCAGCCAAAATTAGTTCATTATTTTTCAACTCAACATAAAATTCTACATTGCCCTGCCAAGGTTTTGAATTTCGATAGCCGGAGAACGTCACCCTGATTTGACCGCTCATTAACATTTGAACGTAATGGGGAGCGCAGCCGTAAAAAGTTACTCTCCGTTTCTTCAGGCATTCGAGAACATCATCAGTAAATTCGTTCCTATTCTTGCCATCAGTATATGACCGCCAAGCACGAATAATCACAGGTGCGCCCTCAGATTAATATCTTGATTATCGCGGAAGAAGTTGGCCGGAAGCTTGTTATTCTTTTTGCCCCTCTTCCGGTCAACCAACTCGTTGTAAAGTCTGTCCACAAGATTCATTAAGTCCTTGTGCCGCATCATCATATTGAAATCGTCCTCAATGATAATGGCAACTTCGTGGATAAGTTGGCAGACCAAAACAAGCTGATAACGGTGATTGGCTTTGTCCTTCTCCACCAAATCAATCTTTTTAACCTCTGGCAAACGCTTGGTAATGGCGTTGACAATGGTTTTCTTGTCCATTGGAGTGAGGACAGGTACGTATTCGTCAATCTCGTCCAGAGTTGGAACTTGGATTGCGGGAATTGGCTTATCAGTCATTTGTATCTCCGTTTTGTTTTAATGAAGTTGATGCCACTAAACTTACCAACCACAATATTAGGGTTTTCTTCCGCCATTTTAGCGAAGGCGCAGTTTATCTCTTCTGCCGTAGCCATACGTGGCTGAATTACTGCCATGAAATCACCATTTTCTGTCGTGTATGACAGCATTTCGGTATCGCCATCTAATGTGCGCGTTACCTTGGTCATGATGTTGCCAAATTGTGGGCGTGTCTTTTCGGGATTAGCCGACATGCTATTTGCATAGCCTGTTCTTCCGTTACATGGCCTTCAAACACTATAAAATGGTTCCTCCGTTCACCGCCTGGATGATTGAACGAATAGCCGCGCATAAAAGTACCGTCTTCATCATGCGGCCATGAAGCTCTAATTTTTATATCCCAGTCACCTATGCCGTCATCCATGATCCGCTCTCCTTCGTTTTGCGTTTATAAGCTCTCGCTCCATCAGGAATAGCCATTGCTAGTCCGCGCATTGCATCGGCGGCGTGGCTCGTCCAATCGTGGCGCGGTCTATTCTTGAACGTTCTGAGCTTATCATCCCATTCGCGCTGATACTGCCTTAGGCATTCAAGACCCTGTCGTGTTTTATGTGAATCAAACCAGCAGCGCGGCAACATCAGGCGCGTGGCGTTAATGCCATCTTCAACAGATTGTGCCTCGCAAACAGTCACAGCCAGTCCAAGGCTCTCCAATGTCTCAACACGGCTTCGTCCTGTGCCAAGTTCTCTCACACGCGCATCGTGGGGTAGATAATGTTCCTTATAGATATAAGGCTTATCTTTCAGAATCTTAACGTAATGATCTAACCCACACCCGCTATTCTCGTAATAATCAATCAGCCTTATTTCCGTCGCGGCAAGCTGGGCAAACCAAATGGATGTGCTGTCATCCATTCCCAAATCCCATGCGGTATAAACGGGCAATGATTTATCGTAACTAACTGTCGTTATGCGCTTTTCGCTTTCTAAATCCGCAATCTCTCGGCTGTAATAAGCGCCCACTAGAGCAGCTTGGAACGAGCACTCAAATTCCTGAGCATATTGTTCAACACTCATATATTTTGCGGCTTCATCAAGCTCGACTTTTGATATTATGCCCGTTTCACTGGCTTTATAGAGCGCAGCATACCAACTTGGGTCGTTAACCGCCGCGTCATATATTTCCCAGAACTGATTGCGCCCTTTAGGCGTACCAATAAATGTCGCGCTACCGCCACGATCCGCCAGCGCAGGACGTATTGCCTCAGACCACACGCGAGGCGACATGTCTGCGTATTCGTCCAATATAACATCGTCGTGATAAAGCCCACGAAGCCGATCAGGATTATCAGCCCCATACAAACTAATACGAGCGCTATTAGGTAAATCCACCCTAAGCTCTGCCTCATTGTTTTTAGCTCCAGGAATAGATGATGTATAATACTTCAGATAATCCCATGCGACGGTCTTAGCCTGTGCGAATAGGGGAGCTAGATACGAGCATCTTGGATTTGGTAATTCACATGTCAGTGCTGATTTCACAAGCTTATTGACAGCCAACACCGTCTTACCGAACCGCCTATGACAAACCAGAACATTGAACCGCTTGAGGTTGTTGTGTATCTCAAGCTGTAATTTTCTAGGCTGGTATGGAATGACTATGTGAACTTCTTTCACTTCGGCGGTTCCCAGCTAAATGTATGTTTAACCGGCCCACCATCTGCTCCAGTTTGTTCCTGACGGGCTAATTTGGGAATGTTGTATTCGACCACTGACATGAACGCCGAGAACGCATCCTTCGGGCTATCTACTGCTATTTGATCTAGCCATGATGTCAATCTGTCGGCATTTCCGTCAACGAATGCAGCAATAGCTTCTCTTGCGTTAGTTGTAGCCTTGTTACTAACGCCTTTTTGTCTACCGCCGAATTTCTGTCCTTTAGGCATTAACTATTTCCGTCTACTTCAGTTGTGCGCGTGATATGATCTCTGCATTCCAGTTGAATAATTCATCCCGAACTCATCTGTATTCCTGCATCTGTCACAACGAAATAAATATTTAGTCTGCGGTATGAAATTTCCCCTACAACACAAGCACTTACGGAAATTATTAGTTCTCTCAACTCCTTGCAAAACTTTGCAATACAAAATTGGATTTACACCCTTAACTTTCTCAATGCGTTCAGCGTATCCGGTTTTCACATGCCCACTCGCCACCAACTCTCTCAACCTTGTCGTCATCGTCGCTGAACAATACGGTGGATTTATCAAATGAAACAAATCCATCATCGTGCGCCAAGAGTCTGACGGTATTTTATCTAGCAGATTGAAGTCTCTCTTCATTTTATCTCCAGATATTTTAAGTTCTAAGCTATTTCGTTCAGTTTTTTCCGTTCGATGAACTCTTTGAGGGCTTGGCGGATCACATATGAAATAGACTTGTTTTCTGGGATGAGGGGCAAGAGACTTTTGTACATCGGCTTCTTTATATCGGTGTAAATGCGGTAGCTGGTCATGAAACGACCACATTCCCTGATTCAAATAACCAACCAATGCTTGATCTATGTGCTTGCTCCCATTGATCCCGCTTGATTTGCTTCGCTTGCATTCCGCAATCAATCGCGTGGTGACAACGCGCACAAAGATAAGCTATGCGAAAGTCAGCAGCTTTAATTCCTGTGCCCTTACCGTCACGAACCTGATTGGAATGTGCCGCAACCACAGTTCCATCGTTGTGGTTTAGGCACATGAAGCAATGCGGGGCTTGTTGGGCGAGTTTCAGGAGTTTGGGATTGCGATATGTCATCCGGCACTCAGGTTCTTTAGGCATTGCGCGACTAGCTCGGAAACTTTTGCTTTATCGGCATCCGTTGGGTTTACATAATCAGGCTGCGATTTCTTGAACTCGATGAACTTTTGCTCTTTTGAAGCCGTGAGAATGGCATTGCGTGGTTTTAAAAGCTTTTCACATCCATCAATAAGCTCTTTAAGAACTGGGAAAAATACGTTGTTTCTCGCCCATTCACGGCAAACAGTTTGAACGATATCTATCGGATATTCCCTCAATTCCTCAGTGATTGCACCGAGTGATAGTTCCATATCAAACTCACCCTCTTTGCGCTTGGCGGTAAGGCATCTCAGCCGCGCAACCTCAATGACTACTTTTTCTTCCAAAGCGGGTTTTGTGTAATGTTCTAAAGCTTTTATCCAACGATCAGAAAGGCACGCTTTCAGGCTCACCTTGTAGCCCGTTACCTCGTAATCTTTGTTCGTCGTTTCTTCGACCACGATCTGCGAGCCTAAGTCCGACTTCAACGATTGAAGCAGTTGTTTGTTGACTGTTTCCGCGTCCGGTTTTGTTTCCGCCAAACTTCGGAGCGTTACCAATCCAGGTGAAGAAACCTCTGTCCCAATCGACGTATTCGACGCCTTTTGCGAGGCGATCATTGACGAATTGCTCACCAAGTTCGCTTGCGTTGAGTCCGAGGGATTGGCATTTTGCTCTGTGTTCATCGTTTGGACTCCAATTTGCTGGCAACGGGATTTGTTTTGGTTTGGTTTTCTTCGCAGCCAGCGCGTTGGGGGCTTGCGTATCTATATTTTCTTCTTTCCTTTCCTCTATATTCCCTTCCCTTCCCTTAGAGAGCGAGGATTCGCGAGGATTCGCGAGAACATCCGAGGCATCAACGAGCGCGATAGCAGGGATCGTTGATTTTGTTGGATGATCTATTTTCTGGTGTTTGGTGAAACCCTTGATGTGGAGATATTTTTCGCCACACACGGAATACTCAACCAAAACACCTTGGTTGATAAGTTCCATAACTAGACATTCTGCATCGACGTTATCCGAAGGCAGAATTTGCATTTTCAGTTTCTTGGAACTCCTCGCGAGGTTTCCGCTATCATCGGCGAAATTCCACATCCCTATGAAAAACAATCGAGCGGTCGGAGAGCATTCGACAAGCTTCTCGTCTGTCCAGAAATCCGGTTTAATTGTGCGTATTCTAGCCATTCGCCGTACCACCATTAAACAGAGATAACTGCATCCCGACGATAAACGGCACGACAAACCGCTTCTTTGGCTTCTCGTAGGCGATGCCGCAATGATGTGGACAATATGAATATCCAATAGCCTTTGGCTCACCACAGAAGTAAAAGTCATTCGTCTGGGGGTCACCACTTGGGAACTGGCAACCTTCTGGAAAATCGATCATTGCATCCCTCCAATAGGGTTGTATTGCCATAGTCTTTGAATGCCTGAATGACGCGAAAGCCTTTGGCTCTCCGTTGTGCGTCCGGTGTATTTCAGCTTTGGTGACTTCATGACGCTGCCCCAGCTTTTAGGTGTTAGGGCTTCCAGAACATCCGGCAAACGTTCAGCTAGGTATTCATGAACATGGTCGGCGCATACCGTGCCGTTGCGCTTGGCAAGCATTATGGCAATGTTGCGTGCGCGATTAACTGGCTCATCAAATGGATATGTTGCAGCCTTAGCCATTCCAACATCGCGCAGACGATTGGATTCCGCAGCATCGAATATGGTTGCCTGAATAGTCATTTCGCACCCGAAACATGCGATTGCAATCTCATCTGGGCGTGCGAAGTTGTCTGGGGGAAGGATTCCAGCATGGCTATGCGACTCCTATCGTGACATCTACGCGGGGATTTTTTGCATCAGGCTCACCAATGTCTAAGGTGATAGGCCTGAATTGCTTGTCGTTAATACCCAGTCCGGTTGCCACGCCATCCAGCGCGTACTTACTGCGGGATAGGAGTCCGTCTAAATCGAAGCATCTGCGATCAGCAGGAACAAATAGCAACGACAGAGAAACGTATTCTTGACCTAATTTCCCACGAAATGGATAGGCAAGATAATGTCCGGCTTCCTTTTGAGCTTTGCGTTTTTCTTCCTTCTGCGCCCAATGCAGACGAGCGTTAGGAGCAAGTTCTTTAGGAGGAAATGGAAGTGTGAATGTGATTTCAGCGTTTGGCATTTTTAGCCCGTTTCCCTTTCGCAACTTTTTTAGTTGCGCCAGGTAATGGGGCGTTAATGCGCCGTTCGAGATTTAAAATAGATGCTCGCAATATAGCGATCTCTTTATTATCTTCGTTAGATAGTCTTGTAATTTGCTTATCGTGGTCACCGATTAAATTACGGTGTTCAACAATGCGTTTCTCAATGTCTGTATGTTCACGGTCGTAAACATCGAATGACTTATCCGTTTTGATATTGGCCCCACATGCTTCTTTCAAAGCAACAGCAGCAACAAGCAGCGACATTCCGGCAACAAGGTATTCAATCATGCGAACACCTCATTGACCGGACGCCGATTCTCACCACAGATAGAGCTACCAACAACTAACAATGGAGAGAAAAGATGATTAGTGACGCCGACAAAATTATCGCAGCCATTCTTGCCAATGCAAAAATACAAAACAGTAAGAACGTAGGCGGTGAGTACGCTACGTCCGTTTACAGGGAGTTTCTCGGAATTGTACAACAGATCAGTGAAGAACTTGAACATTCTGAGCCTACACAGAAGAAGCGTTGATCTTTTTTGCAAGGGACTGAGCGGCAGCGATTATTTCGCTGTCGTTCGTTCCTAGGACGAAATCAGCATATGCGCGTGCGCTGGAGACAATATCTTCCCGACTAGGAGTGAAGTGGGCATAGGAAGCAACCGCCAATTTCAGACATTCGAGTTTGTAATCTTTCATGATTTATCCTTGTTGTTGGGAAGCATTGCGTAGACGAGGGAAATGAAGAAAAGGGCGATACAGGCGATGCCGAATAGTTTCATGTCATGCCCCACAATGCGGTTTTGCATGTTCGCATATGCACAATTGGGCAAAAAAATTTGAGGTCATGGGCGCAACATCCTTCTCGGTGCAGACATGAAGCTTTCAATCCTTCCTATTGTGCGAAGGGACGGACATCTTTTAACTTTCCGCATATCCCCAACAAAATTAGGGTCGCCCAAGCAATCCTTTCCGAATGCTGCAGCAGACATTCCTGTTTTCTTCAGGAATGCCTCAATCTTTGAGAGAATTTGTGCTTGCGTAATCATAAATCCTATAATATAGGACTATTCCTATTAGTCAATAGGTATTTTTTGATGATGATTTTTATAAGGAATTTTCATATGTGGATTGTATGCAGAACGACTCAATCAGAGCCTTAGTGGCGCGTAAAATCGCTGAACTGGGCAAAAACATGAAAAGCACCTCATTAGAAATGGGTGCTAACGAAACTTATATTCAGCAGTACTTGAAAAGGGGTATTCCTGATTATCTTCCAGAAGATATGAGGGCGGCATTGGCGAAGGTATTGGGAATAAAAGAAACTGTCTTAAAACCAGGCCACCAGAAAGAAGATGCTGCCATAACTCAAGGCAATTTTCAATCACCCCATCAAGTTATTGACTCCGCAAAAGAGAATGCCCTAAAGAACCCGCATACGGATGTACGTCTTACTTTCGATGATCCGTATACTTCTGAGTATATCCCGATTTTGGGCAATGCGAATGGTTCTAAGGAAGCGGTAATGTTAAATTTTAGTGATCCTATTGGAAAAGTTAAAAGATATAGTAGCCAAGAAAATGTGAAAGGTGCTTTTGCTCTATATGCGCGAGGAACCAGCATGTATCCGCGATACAAGGGTGGAGAACTCGTCTTTTTGGTGCCTAATAGAGAGGTCACGATAGGCAATGATTGCGTTGTTGAGCTAAACAACGGTGAGGCATATCTAAAAGAATTTGTCAAAAGGACAGACAAAGAGATTATATGCAGGCAGTTCAACCCCGCTAAAGAATGGAAGCGTCCACTATCCGAAATTAAGGCAATTCATGCTGTGGTTGGAAGAGGATGATGAAACGATGCGCTCTCCTCATACTTTTAGGCCTTAATGTCGTTCTGATCGGGGCGTTATTATGCCCACACGATACCCTCAAACGTATCGTATTGGTAAGCAGCATACTCTAATCCATATTTTTTGGGCAGGTAATTTTATTGCTAAATTGAAATTTGCCCTAATAATAGGAATTCTCCTATTGACTATCCTATAGGAATAGTCCTATTCTCTCCCTCACTGACCAACGAGGGACGAAATGCCATACACACACAACCTACACCACGCAATGCCGGACGTTATTAACGCGCTGAAGATCGCGCAGCGTTTGGCTAAGGACGTTGGGACGGACGGCGACATTCAGCGTATCGACTACGCGCTTCGGATGATCGCGCATGAGGAGGTGCATTTCACGCCGTTGAGCGAGTCGGCGCATGAGGAACTCGCACGATGGGGGAACGACTAATGCTCCATCTCGCCAAGCAGTTCGGCCTATGCGCTCTAGGAATTTTGATCCTCTGCGCGGCTCTAGAGCTTTCACATTCCATCGGAGCTTTCACGGAAGCCCTTCACGACAACACCGTGAAGGTGGCGGCTATGGACTCTTGCCGGATGGAGTTATCGCAACTCATGCCAAGGGGTAAATGATGAAATACATCGGTGAGACAATCGCAGCCGCAGCAATCATGGGGATGCCGATTTATTCGGCTTGGATTTACTACGCAATCACGGGAAAGTTTTTACAGTTTTAGGGGGATAAAATGAACGCAATAACAACACAACCAGAAGACACGGCGCAATTGCCGGCACAAGTACATGTCGCCACAAGTGAAGAAGGTACTTTGATGAACCTGATCGCCAAGATGGCGACAGACCCACAAGCTGATGTGCCAAAACTGGAACGCCTCATTAAGCTTCGTAATGACGAAATCGCCGCACGCGCTAAGCGTGAATACGATGAAGCATTCGTTCAGATGAAGCCGCATCTGCCAAAGATTATCAGCACGCACGACAACACTCAGACAAAATCCAAATATGCGAAGATGGAAGATATTAACGTCAAGATTGATCCAGTACTCTCACGCTTCGGGTTTGGCACAGCATCGAAGGTTATAAGCCAAACAGC